ACTTATCCTGTCAAGACAGTTTCTTGTGCAATGACTATGATTACTAAAATCAAAGCTATTGTGTGTATCGGAGCAGCAGCATACGGATGTTATCGCGCTTATGACAAGTGGTTTAGTGCTAAGGCTAGGATTATTAAGAAAGCTGCCAAAGTTGTGGAGACTTTGAAAGATGAAATGAAAAATGGATTTGATTTAGAAATTGACGATGTCACAGACGTCGTTAGTGTCAATACTATTGATTCCATTGACGTTGGTAGCAAAATTAAGAGAAAGCCAAGGGCTAAGGCACCTTTTCGATCATGGTTGGTGAAGATTGGAAAAGCTAAGTTCGGCACTCCAAAACGTACTGAAGGGAACAGATTGTGTGTCAGGAAATACATGTATGATCATTGTGTTGAACATGGTGTTATAGCTAGGCACATATGGGAAAATGTTGACATCGCCACAGAAATGGTCTTCGTTCCAACTAAGTATGAGATGGAGTGTGCGGCCGTACAGCACGTACAAGGCGTAAAAGATGCTCAGAGAATTTATAAGGCATTAGGCGGACCCCTCCCAGGGTCGGCTTGATGGGGCCCAGAATTAGGGGTGGGGTTTGACACGGTTCCCGGTCAATACCCTGGAGTAACACCCCAACTTTCGGGAGTCCACAAGGCACGCAAGTATTTAACTATGAGTCGATTCTTGCGCGGCCATAACATGCAGACTCATAACAACTCATTAGCCAACCTCAGGCGGGGGGTTGGTGAAAGAGTGCTGTACACAGACAAAAATTTGACACTACCTACACAACCTGTCAACAATGTCTTTACAGCTAGATGTGGCGTTGATCTCGCTACAATTGCACGCGGTATCGGTCGGCAATCCCCTGTGTCTCACAACCAGTTTGTTGAGTACTACAAGGGACCACGCAAACTGTTTTACCAAAGAGCAGTTGACAGGCTGGCTATTAAAGCAGTCTGCCCACGCGACGCACATCTTAAGACTTTTATCAAGGCAGAGAAACTCAATTTTACAATTAAAAATGATCCTGCACCGCGTGTTATTCAACCGCGGTCAGGTGAATTTAACGTTGAGGTTGGGTGTTATCTAAGGCCTATTGAACATAAAGTGTATGATGAGATAGACAAGTTATTTTCTTCTCCTACCATATTTAGCAAATACAATAGTAAGCGACAGGCTGAGCTTATACGCGATAAATGGGATTCTTTCGCTAAGCCTGCTTGCGTTGGCATCGACGCCTCCAGATTTGACCAGCACTGTTCCGTGCAAGCCTTAGAATTTGAGCACGACCTCTATAATTCGATTTACGGTAGTCGCAAGCTCAAACGATTGTTGAAGTACCAGTTGAACAATCACGGAATAGCGCGAGGGAATGATGGTTGGTTTAGATATTTTAAACGTGGATCAAGAATGTCAGGTGACATGAACACATCAATGGGCAACAAGTTGTTGATGTGTTTGATGGCACATGCTTATATCAAAACGAAAACGTTTAAAATTGAATTTGTTAATAATGGTGACGATTGTCTGTTGATACTCGAACGCAAAAACTTACGACACCTCGCTGATTTAGAGGTCTATTTTAAAGCATTCGGGTTCAAAATGGTTCGAGAAACCCCGGTTTATGAATTTGAACAGATTGAGTTTTGCCAAACTAAACCTGTGATGACCAGCAATGGTTGGATCATGGTGAGGAATGTCATGACTTGTTTGTCTAAAGACGTTACTTGTGTTAATCTCGGCCATGATGTGGAATTGTATCGGGTTTGGCTCAAGAAAATTGCCAGTTGTGGTGTTACACTGAACAAGGGTGTACCAATACTACAGGAGTTTTACAAAATGCTTGACAGGTTCGGAGTAGAGGGCAACCTCCACTCTGGTGCCAAGTTCGAGTGTGAATACAACTGGCATAACAAAATGGTTAAAGGATTGAAGACCTTTAATTATGAGGTGACTGAGCAAGCTCGTTACAGTTTCTGGCTACAAACAGACATTAGTCCAGACCAACAGTGCGCAGTTGAAGAATATTTTGCACAGTCGGTCTGGGGAGGCGATAAGCGCCAACTTATCAATAATCTCGGATTGTTCTAATATGACAAAGTCTAAACAAGCTAAACAAGTAGTTAGTGTGGTTTCTAACCTTGGAAAACGAACACCTAGAATTAAACTCAAAGGCCAACTAAACGAAAATGTGTCAATGGTCTGCGGTAATGAATATGCTGTTCCAGCTGCTAATGCCAATGGTAACTCGATTGGTTTTGGTTATGTCGGGCTCGCGCCAGGCAACGTTGGAGGAAGGTCAAACGCCGCAGTCCAAAGAATTGGACAATACTTTCAAAAGGGAATTTTCTTACCCGGGAGTTCTCTTACTTATATCCCTTCTGTTGGGCTTAATACTGCTGGTAATATTATCATCGGCTGGATTGATTCCCCTGAGCAGATAAGATATTGGTCCACTCTTGCAGCTGGTGCCCACTTAAATTTTATTCGAGATCTTAACAACTCGAAAACAGGGCCAGTTTGGCAAGAGTTACACATGCCTTTAGTTGCACCCCCTCGCAGGAAAATATTTACAGTCGACACATCCGTGGCTATTAATGACATGGACCAGGTTGACCAATCCATCCAGGGGTTGTTTGTGTGGTGCGTGTACGGTGTAGCACCTACCGATCCAGGTATCACACTGGGCCAATTGATGGTTCATTGTAAGTGTAGATTCGAAGAGGCGAAGTCATTCGTAGTTACTTAATCTTAAGAAAGTGGGAAAGGTGAACTTCATGTGACATCTGATATGTAGTCTTAACTTAATGGCATCAGTTCTTTAGTGTCAATTGGGCGGTTTGGCGACCCCATTCCGGTAAGCATACGAGCTACCGGGGCCCAAGAATGGCTGATGAGACGGAAAAGACAAAGTTGATGATGAGACATGAGGTCAAAGAACAGGCAAGACGGTGGGGAGACCCACCCGAGGGCGCTGCTGTTCCACTCCAACATTTACCCGC